TTAATAATTAAAAATACTTTTAAAATCATCTCTAATTTTAGACCAATCAGAATTTATAGACCCAGCATTATCAAAGCTATAATTATTTTTGTTTAAATTTCCAAATAAATTAAATATACTTCTAAATCCTTTTATAAAACTTTTATTTTTATATAAATTTTTAAAGTAATTAGCTTTATTCATACTTAACACCCCTTAAATGGCTTAACCAAGCTTTTTATAAGCAACATATCCTAAATCATATAATCTAGTTCTTTTTCACTTAATTTTATTCCTTGTTCATTAAGTCTCATCAAAACGTATTGCTTTTTAAGTTACCCTTGCCCTGATTTTGTGTAAATTTGTTCAGCGGCTTTTACTGCTATATCAACTGCTTCTAATACGTTGGTTATTTTTTCTTTTCCATATCTTTGTTTTAATAGTGGAATTAATACACCTGTTATTAATACAGATACTATAGATAGTATTACATAAAAATATTACTTGCATTCATTTCTATCCTCCATAGATTCTTTAAATTCCTTAATTAGGTCCTCTTTCATTTCCCAGTTCTTAAGATTCTTAAATTCAGTATGTTGTTTATAAAATTGATGGACTCCTACTGCAGTGGCACCAAGAAAAACTCCTTGGCCAATACTCATAAGGATCCATACGATTATTTGCACATCACTCATGGGCTCAATTTTATTGGCAAGACTTGTCACCAAGGCAATAGGAATACCTACAATAGATAAAATTGTAGGTATTAGACTATCGCTTATTCTATTGGACTTCTTTAAAGCTTTCCCTATCCCAACAAGCACAGGAATCATAAAAACCAGTTCAGGACTTAAATATTCTTTTAAGCTAAAGACTAAGTCTTGCATCCTATCCCCTCAATTCAACAGTTTGTTTTTCTTGATTCCAACCAACTTGTAAATTAAGAACTTCTGCAAGATCTCTTATAGATACATAATTAGTACCTTGAATATTTTTACCTCGCAAGTTAATTTCCTTGCCATTGTAATTTATTTTAACCTTGTCGGATTTTAATATTTGATCCATAACTTTATCAATCCTTTCTCTAAGTGCCTTTTCTTGCACAGGTACACCCACACTGGACTTTGACAAATCCAATTTTATTTTTATAGGCTCTTGAACATCCTTTAAAAACTTTTCCCAAAGATTTTTTGTAAAAAAAGTTCCAGGACATCTTTTCCTGGAAACATCATAGTGCCTACAAATATTTTTTATAGATATATTAAATTTAACTCTGAGATTTTTAACCAACTCTACTAAATTATCATAAGCCTTTTTATAATCTCCATCTGAATTTATACAAAGTTCAATCCCAATTGAAGTGCAATTCCTAACACCATTTAAAGCCCTGCCATGACCTTGATTATCTCCACAATGCCAGGAAGAAAAACTATCTCCAATAATTTGTACTATCTCATGGTCATCTACAAAATAATGGGCACTTGCATTCCTATTTCCACCACCAAAAAACTTAAAGTGATTAAAAGCATTGGCTCCTCTTCCAGAATTACCAGTGTCATGGATAACTAAAAACTGGACTTTCTTGCCTTTTCTACTGGAATAGTTATATTTAATCGGCATAAATTTAAACTCTAACATCTTCCACCTCCTATTTAAGCATCGGGAAGAGGTATACAACAAAACCGCTAACCAGAATTCCAATTACTACACCAAAAATTTGATTTCGCAGCTTTTCTGATTTCTCTATAGGTCTAACGAAGTAGTCTTCTTCCCTATTTTTTTAATTTCTTTTATGTCACCTTTTATTTCTTTGGTGTCATTAAGAATCAAGTTCATAGTTGTTTGAATTATTTTTATATTTGTTTCTGAATCATAGAGTCTAGCTTCTAAATCATTAATCCTTTCATTGGTCTTATCTGTTTTTGAATCAACGCTGTCTACCTTTTTCTCTAGTTCAGTAAATTTATTTCTTATATCTTGATCCATATGTCACCCTCTTTTTTGCATTAAAAAAGACCTTTATTAGGCCTTTAATTATTTGTTTTTTATCCAGTCTTTTTCATAAATTCTTTTATCTTCTTGGTATTTTCTTTTGATTGATAGCTATAGTAACGATATTCATTAAGATTTATTTCAGTTAGAAATGTTTTGTTAGTAAGAATTATTGAATCAATAGATCTGTTAAATAACCGTAGATTATTATCAAAAATATCTAGAGCATCATAAAACTCATCTCTTCTATGTTTACGATAATATTTTAAATTGTTACTTATCATAAATTCAAAATAAAATTGCATTAGAACTTCATTAGTTTTTATGAAAAGATTCCTTTTAAAAAATATTTTTTCAAATATTGTTATCCTTTTATGTTCTGGGTAAAACATTAGTATTTTATCTAATTCCTCTATTCTTTGATCTATATCAGTTAATTCTCCAATAAAAGCCGGTTGATGTTCTTGTCCTTTTAAGTGTCTCATCCTCTTTATGGAAGTCTTGATATTCTCAGTAATTTCTAATACTTGTTGAAGAATATTTATTTGACTTTTCATTAACTGTTCTTTCTTATCTCTCATATAACTATATCTGGACAACAAAATCGCTCCAATAACACCTATAAAAGATCCAATGAAACCTCCCCAGTCAAAATTTCCTTTGAAAACTTTGTTAACAAAATCAATCAAAATTAATCACTCTCCTTAATACTATTATATCAAGGAGAGTGATTTATAATACTTATTCCTCTTCAACTTTAATAGGCATACCATCTGCATCAAGACCTAGAGCCTTTAAATCTTCAAGGACTGCTTCTTTCCAAATCTTTGATACTTGTCTAACTTTCTTGTTTTCTGGATTGCAAGTTCTTCTTTGGCGAGATACCAATCCAACATATAGATCTAGCATACTTACACCTCCTCTCCTATTCAAAAATTCGTATAAAAAAAGACTTGCTACTGCAAATCCAATCCATACCCTATTTAATCTTTTTACCATTTTCATCATAACCTTGTGACTTAAGTTCTGCGATAACCGCATCCCTTAAATTTGCAGGAACTAGCTTTACTTCCTTGTTGTTTACATCATAGGTTCTCTTTCCTCTAATAACTAAGCCTACATACAAATCAATCATGCTCGACCTTCTAAAATAGTTTCATAAATTGTAGCTAAAACTTCATCAGTTTTTTCCCTATTTGCAATACTGTCCTCATACATTGTTGCAATAGCCTCTGCCAAGGCATCATTATCACTTTGTATTTCACCAAGTGATTTTATGGTTTTCTTTACATCAGCATTTGCAGCAGCTTTTAGTTTTGCTAAAACTTCAAGGTCTGCCTCATTGTAGATTTTTACACCCATTATTCGTAGCCTCCTTTAATATCTCTTAGCACTGAACCAACTCCACTTTGCCCGTTTTCCACAATTACCTTAATTCCTATTGACCATTTACTTCCAGACTTAGAGGTATTAGTAAAAGTATGAGACCTTGCAGCCTTACTTTCTGCACTAATATCTTCCCAAGTTGGACTGGAATCCATGTAATTGTTGCAGGCATAGACTTTCATAATGGCATCACTAGCAAAAATTCCGTGAGGCACTGCAATAATTTTCTTTGGCTGTATATTAAATTTAAAAAATTCACTTAAGTTTAATTGGTCTATTGCTTCTTTTATCTGTTCGTAACATGATTCTTGCAAGGTATTACCAACTTTTCTCACACATAATACAGTTATAGGGTATTTGATGATATCTAGGATTATCTCTTGAGCTATAAAAGAGGACTTGCCTGAAGCACGACCACCCTTTAAAGCGTACTTTAGATAATCATCACTTTTAATTTTTTTATGGAGATTTATAAAACTATTAGTAAATACCTTAGATAACTTAATCTGTATCATCAACTATCACTACCTGATTATTTGATTCTAGTTCAACTTTATCAGTCCACATTCCAAATCTCTTACCTAACAACTCTCCTGCCTTTATAGAATCCCTATTCTGTGTGGGGAGTTTTAAAACTTCAGGCTTTTCTTCAATTCCTAAAAAGTTGCCATTATCATCAAAACTAGGTTTCTTTATCATAACAACCTGATAGTCAATTTCTTCCCGTCTAAATTGTCTTGTAAGACCTCTTAAAACTTCCCTTTGATCTGCAATTAATTCTTCATCAAGTTCTTCCATTTTACTTTCAATATAATCTTTCATTTCTTGGGTAGCAAAAAAGACGGCTCGCTGCTGCAGCTGCCGTCTCTCTATTTTTTATGTTTTTATAAAATTTTAAATAACTCTCTGTCTTGTTGCCAGTGATAATAAAATCATCAGCAACCTGTTTCTTTTTAATTGTAAGTGTCATATTATCACCCTTTCTGCACAACAAAAAAGATAGTTATATTTCAAACTATCTTTCTTGATTAAGTAAATTATTTTAAAGGAGGTAATCCTGGATATAATTCCACTATTACACCTTATATATTAAACTAGAAAAACCGCACAAAACGCACAAAATAGTTTAAAGTTTACAATACAGAAGAAATAATAAACAATTTGCTAATATAAACAATAAATATTTACTCAAAAACAATTTAGATCCATTTTTTAACCCATCTTCCTTGAAAATACTTCTCGAATTTCCGGTTAGTTTAAAAATAAAATGCATAAATAAGTATAAAACATTAAACATGACTATACCCCAAATAATTATAGGTTTGTAAATTATTGAAATGTCATAATTATTATTTAAAACAGCTTCAATAGAATTTGTTAAGCTTCCAATAGAACTTATTCCACCAAATAAAACAAATGATAGAGCCGTAAATATACCAATCAAGGAAATTAACTCTCCCATTAATTTATTCTTTGTCTTTTCAACAGATTGAATAGATTCTTCAGTAACCTTTTGTACTTCTCTTTTTTCTTTTTCCATTTTTTTATCAAAGTTTTCAGTTATATTTCTAAATCTATTTGACTGTTTTACAGCTAGATTAACATGATCATATAATTTAAAAATTATCAAACTATACTCAGACTTACATCTCTTACTATAAGAATGCAACATTCTTAAATTCCAAAGAATATTTTCTTCTTTTTCTTGGTCGTTTAATTCATAGCAAATGGCAGTAATATGAGAATAGAGAAATCTATTGTTCTTTTCCTTAATTTTAATAATCTTATCTATTAAATCTCTTTGATTGTTCTCTTCGTTAATTTTAGATGCTACTAAATTATTAATCAATTTTTCTAGTTCTTTAGGAATTTTTCCAATATCATCTTCAATAAATTCATCTTCAAAAGTTAGCTGAGCACCTATATTCTTAGAGATAAACTTTAAAAACTCCTCAACCTTTGCGCTATCATCTTTCATTCTATAGTCCTTTCACTCATAGATCCAAAATAATTAAGAATTAAACATTTATTTATTGCCTTCTTATTCCCTTTTTCATAAGATTTATACCACGGTCCGCCTTTGTCATGTGATAAATCAACTAATTTCATAGTTGAAATGTTTAACATTAAATCAAGTATATCATCAATAGTTTTTTTACTTTTCTCTTCAAAAATAGTATTGAAATATTCAACGTTAGATTCACTGCTATACTTTGAATTTTTATCAAATAATAAGTCTAAATAATTATTATGTGGAGGAATTATTTCTGCCCCATACATACTGTAATTAATATAAGATTTTCTTACAACAGGTCCATATGCCCAAGCTTCAAAATTTTCATCAAACAATTCCTTTTTGGTTATTGCATAATAAAATCCATACAAAAAATATAAAACTTTCTGTAACTTTAAATTAGTAACACTTCTATTAGTTTCAAAAGCATAATTAATTATATATACATTAATATCATAAATAGAATACATCAAAAATTCCTCCTTTCCTATATATTATATCATTACTTAATATACTACTATTAATTTTTATTTTGGAACAATTATTCTTCCAAGTATCTATTATGAATCATTCTAGCATAACTCTCATTACTGCTACTTAAATTATTAGATATATATACCCAGCTTTTACCTTTAATGTATCTTAATTCAAATACTAATCTTGTTCTTGAATCCTCAATGTCTGCTATAAAGTATTGTATCTGCATTTCAAGTTCAATGCATTTTTTATATCTTTTCTTTAAAATCTTTTTCAGTCTATTGTAGTATAAAAAGTTTTCATAGCCTTCAGTTGTGATATGTATCGGCTGGTATGGGAATTCTTTGTTAGATCCTGTTACTTTATCTCTAACTATAGATCCTTATAATTTTCCTATTTTCTTTTATAGAGTTTTAATTTCTTTTTGTAAGTAAATGTATTGCATTATCTTTTCTTTCTCCAAAACTACCACTCCTTATTAAGAATATAAGCAATCTATAATCTTTGATATAATTTTTTTCCAAATCCTTTGACCTCTTTTAATTTTTCTTTTGCTTGATCCTTACTTATATCTGTCTCTCTATGTGCATCATTAAAGCCTTTTAAATATACACTTCGAATAAACTCTTCCATATCTTCTTTGTCGTACTTTTTTATTCTTTTGTAAATAGCTCGTGTGAATTTATATGCCATAATTACCACCTAAATTTTCCTTAAATTTCTTCTATCGACTTTCTGTAAAATAAAATCATCTTTCTTCTTTTTGTCTTTTATTGTTTTTAATTCTTTCTTAAAATTCTTGTACCTTTCACAACTGTCATGGCAATTGATATGCCTTGTTTTGCAATCTAAACAGCCTTTATTTTTAGTCATAGAATTAACCTTTTGTATTAATGCTATAAAACCTTAACATTTCTTAACATTTTTTATTCAATTTCTAGTATTTTATATGCATCTTCAATGCTTCTAGCCACTCCGTACAATACTTTTTGCTTCTGCATCTCTTGACCGAATAACTTTTGCTCTCTACTCAGTCTGCCTTTTATATTTTTAACTTCAATAAAAAACATTTTTCCATCTTTTTTTCTAAACCCGAATAAATCAGGAAAGCCCTTAGGTAGACCAGTATTAATAAATCTATCCCCTTGTCTGAAAACTCCAACATTTGCCCTATATACATAACAATAGGGCGATAAAGCAACTCTGATGCTATCTTGTATCTGCTTCTCAGGAATTGCCTTACCAGTTAGATCATAGCCTTTTTTAATCATCTTTTAACTCCTTAAAAATCTTATCCCTTTTAGCTCTTGCTAAGTCTTCTAAATCTTCATCAGACATAGAATCTGTTTGTTGTTTAAAGTTTTTAAAGCTATTCTCACTTTTTATCTTTTTAAAATTTCTATAGTGACCTTTTAAAATTTTATTTAAAAATTTATTACTCGCATTAACTAAAACTAAATTCTCTTTTAGCCAGCTACTCTTACAAATCTCTTGATAGAGCAGATCTAAATCATAATTTCTAGCTATTTGAGAGAGACAAAACTTATCAGTCTTGTTTTTTAATGCATTATTAAACAGAGATAGATATATAGATATACTATCTCTCTCTATACTTTCCTTTTCTTTACTTTCCTTTTCTTTACTTTGTGCATTAATGTCTACATTAACCCCATCTGCTTGTGAGTTATTGTTTACATTAACTATTTCATTGTCATTGTCCACTTGATTTTCATCAATCATGTATAAAGTCGGTTTTGGACTTTTACGTCTTTTTGTAGCTTCTAAAAAAATATCTTGGATATTCTCGCTAGTAAGTATCCCTACCGAATGAAACAGGTCTTTGTTAAAAAATTCCCATAACACTAAGCGTTCAACTATATTATTGAGTAAATCCTTGCTAATCCCAGGAAGCCTTTTAAGCATTTGAGCAATTGTTAGATCATTCCACAAAATGAAATATCCGTTTTTATATATCGCACAGAGCAGCTTGATTACAACAATCTCTCCCTTAATGCCAAATTCCCCAGAAATAGCTTCAATTTTTTCATCTTCAAAAATATCTACATATAAAGGAAAATAGTCCAGACCTTCTTTTGTTGGTCTTGCCATACTTCCTCCTTATTTTATTTAAGCCTTGATCTTAAAACTTTAACTGTATCTACTCTTGTAATTTTATTTTCAGATTCTAAATCATCAGATAAATCTATAAGAGTATCTATATTTTTTAAATATTTATTTTCTATCTTAAAATTTTTATCTCCAGATGCAGATATTAAAATATCTATATCAATATCCCTCAATAAATTATTAATTGACTTAAAATTAGAATTTAAACTAAATACACTTGCTCCTAACTTCACAAGTTCACTCGCAAGTGATTTCCCCAATATATTTGACTGATTTAAAATAACTATTGTTTTACCTTTAATATCTTTTAGTTTTTTAAGTACAGCCTCAGCAGTTATAGAAAGTCCTCCAGAATGAGAACCTTCTATATCTAGCTTTGGATTATATTTTAGGAGTTGGCTTAGTTTATTATAAATATCATTTTCCATAGGTTTTAATAACAATAGCTTATCAGCTATTAAATTTGGAATATCATCTACATCATAAATACTTGCATTGGTTATATTCTTTTCTATCGACTTTAAATAAAGATCTCTATCTTTATCTTCTATATCTTTATCGTATAAAACTAATAACTCTTCCATATTGCATCCTAAAATGGTATATCATCATTATTTACTGGGAAAAATCCCTCATCGCTTGTATTTTTGCTTGAGTTAGAATTTAACTCAATCTCTTCTGCATCTTTAAATCTCTCAACAAATTTGTTATAAATTTCAGCTGGTAAATTTTCAGATTTTTCTTTAGCAGTAAGCCTTGTCCTTGGATCATAGAAACCTTGTAAAGAAAAGTCATATCCCTGTCCTCCATTATCTAAATCAACAGCTTTAACCACTAAGAAAACACCAATCGTTTTATCTTTAAATGCATTAATATTTCCGCCATTGTCATCTTCAGGATTAACATTTAATAAATATGCTAAATGAGTGGTGTGTCTAGTATTAAATTCAATATCTTGTCCATTTCTTCCTTTATAAAATAGGTTTAACCAGGCTTTTTTATTAGTTGTTAAGTCATTAAATTTAATATTCAATGACTCACTTTTACTGTTCTCAGACTTCCATATCTTAGCCTCGCTTATAACAACGTCATAACAACCACTTTTATTTATAGTAGTTCCGCCAGTTTCAACATTTTCACTTATATATTTCTTATCTAAATTAAACATATCTATCCCCCGTAATACTCATTTACTTTATCCACAACAAGCTTTAAATCATTATGAATCTTATATTCTTCAAACATTCCTTTAGGCGATTTACTTGTATTAAAACCGTTGTTTTGAGTTTCAAAATAATAATTTCCGTCTTCTATTTTTGTGTTTAATACAACAGTGAAAAGTCCCTCAATTGTTACCTTTTCATCTAAAAGCTTTCCAATAGTTTTTACCTTTGTAGATCCATCGTCTTTTCTCTCTGAATGACTTAAAAAGATAATATTTAAATCTTCCCTTAAACTTTGAGCATACTTTATAATGTCGTAGTAGTGCTGAGCCATTTCTGTAAACTTATCAAATCCACGTTCCATAGCCCTTTTCATATATTCATCAGAAAGAATATATTGAAAATCATCTATTACAATATTTTTATAAGAAATATCTTTGTTCAAATGTTTTAAAATTTCTAGAATATTTTCCCACTTGTTTGATACAAATCTATTTCCCTTCTTCTCTTTACTTTGTAGTGGATAACTTTTTTTAAATCCTCTAAATGGTAGTGGTTTATTTACAACTTGTATAATAAAAGTCTCTTTAGGATCTAAGCTCTCAATGCTTGTACTTTTCCCAGTTCCACTTTCCCCAATTATTAAAATCATGTTACTCATTTGATCACCTTATTCTTAAACTTTCAGTCTGTATAAGTTCTGCGCCTACTATTTCTTGTCCCTCTTTAATTGCTTTCTTTAGTTTTTCATTTTTTAAAATTCTTTTTATTTCGAAAAATTCCTCTGGTATATCTTCTTTACTAATAACATTTAAAGAAGGAGGATTTTTTTGGATATTAAAATTAAATAAATTAGTTTTAAATTTTCTTTTATCTGCTCTTATCATTGAAACTTCTAGATAGTCTTTTAAGCTTTTAATCTTATTTTCAATTGACTTAGCTTGAGTGTTTAGTCTTTCAGCTTCATTCTTATATGCTTCAAATTCAGCCTTTAAGCTTTGTAATATTTTCGCTATATTTTCAGCCTTATCTTCAAACTCATCATTTACTAGATCTAAATATTTTTTTAATTCTTCCTCATCTAGATCTAGATCGATCACGTTATTATAAACTTCGGTAATTTCGTATAATTTCATAGTTCCACCTCGTCGTATATCTTTATAAACGGCTCAAAATTATCTAGCACAATTTGAGTTGCTAGATTTATCAAATCGCTTCTTCAAAATCTTCAAATATATTATTATCGCTTGTCTTAAAGCATTTAATTTCTTGCATAATTGCCTCCTTAAAATAAATCTGTTATAATTAATTTATAAATGTTTTTAAAAAATCACTTTTTTAGGCTTTGTAGTTGCTGCTACAAGGCTTTTTTTATCTCCTTTTAAATTCATCTAATCGCTACCTTTGCTAAGATCATAGTTAATAGGTATATAGGCTATGACTAAAAAGAATACCGCCATATATAACCTTTCTACTTGCTTATCTGCCTTATTAACTTTACTCAGTCTTAATTTTTCTAACTCCCTATTAGTTTTTTGTACTCTTTTCATATCTGCGTTAAAATTCACTATCTGCATTACTCTTTCTTCATTCATTTTCTGTCTCCTTTCTAAATTCTTTTATCAGACCAAGAATATTTTCTAAACCACTCTTCAACTTCTGATTTGATGAACAATAATTGATTTCCTTTTTTAATTACTGGGAAAGTTTCATTATTCTTTGCTAGATCTCTTAATTTATGTTCGCCAATTGGAATTTCTTTTGCTAATTCTTTCGCAGATACTAAAAATTTATCCATCATTAAGCCCTCCTTTCTCTTGTCTGCTATAATCTCCATAAGGAGATGATTAAATGCTTTTCTATCATGTTGATAGAACAAAACTATTAAAACCAAACCAAATAATTGATTATGAAAATCTTCCGCCAAAATGTAATCAAGAAATTATTGATTACTGTTAAAATAGATTTCAAAATAAACTTAGTAGAATTGGATATATTTACACTGATTATTCAGTCCCTTCAAATCCTGACTATTCAACATTTACAGCGGAAATATTTCTTGAATTATATAGACAACACCATTTCCCAAACTGTCCTTCAAGATTTCAATCAATCTGTGCCTGTGATTCAATAGAACAAGCTCACCTTTGGATTAAAGAATTTTCTGCAAATGAAAGCGATGATATAGACTACAATATCGCTATCTTTCAATCAGATAAATTTTTTAAATCTGATGCTATCTGGCGTGATTTAATTGGTGGTAATTTATCTATATCTACAGTAGAGCTTTGGTCTAAAAATTATTGGACTGGTAAAATTTACGAAAAAGAATCTCGGATTGAATATCTCTTACCATTACCAATAAAAGTTGAGGATGTAATTTATCCACCTTTTAAATAAACTCTTTATCAACAAGATAATTGACATATTCCCAATCTTTAAAATAGTTCAAGTCTAAACTTGTAATTACATCTTCCATGATTCTTGCAACAATAGAATATTTAATATTTCCTATCCCTGCTCCAAAAGCTGGAATAATTATCTTTTTAACACTATTTTCTCTAGCACAGATGATGGTGTTTCTTGTTGCGAAATAAATTGCATTTAGATCATTTATCTGACTAGGAACCTTCATTGTCGGTGTGTGAATAAGATTAATAAAATCATTCTTAATAAAAATTGAACTCCCTACTGTTTGAATCTCGTAAAATGATTTTTTAATTTCTTCTTGAACTAATTCTTGAATATTGATGTTATTCTTCAAATAAAATTTTTGAATATAAAAATCTAATCCGCCATCCATAATCCCAAATGAATTTGCTGAACTCACAATTGCATCTACATTTTCATTTTCTGCAGTTTTACAATAGTCGCCTAAAATACAATTGATATTCTCGTGATTAGAAAAAACTCTTTTCCATTCATAAACCATACTTTTATTGTTGGCGCATAGTATAATCTCCATTTCTGCTCCTTTCTTTTAATCTTTGATATAATGCTTAAAGGGAGGTAACTTAATGAACCATCAACAAATAGATCTATCTGTTAAAGAAATTAAAATTTTAAAATATTATCTTAAAAATCCTAATTCTCCTATTGGCGATCACCAAGTCAAGGATATGGAAAAATTAATATCTTTAGAGTTATTAACAGCTCCTAACCAAAGAGAAATCGACATTGATACATATATAAATGCATTTGGACATAAATCACTTGACATACAACCTCAAGTTTTTTCTCTTACTCAAAAAGGTGAAATGTATCTCCAATTTTTACGAAAGGATAGATTGAGATTTTATATCCCTTTAGCAATATCAATATTTGCACTAATAATATCTGTAGTAGCTCTTACAAAATCATGGTGATAACAGCTATGGCAATTGCTATTAACGATATAATTATTGGCAACCAAGATAAATCAGATTTGTTTTTTTCATAAATATAGTTAAAACTATTTTTCCTGTCGTCTCCTATTAATTCAATCTCATTAAACCCAGATTCATTTAATAGTTTTTTAAATGTTTCATCTCGTAAAAGTCCCAATAGAGTTGTATTTTCTCTGAAAATGAGTTTCATTTTTTTCTTCAATACTTATCACCATCCTTTTGTTTCTTTTCATATTTTGAAGAAGGAATAATTCATTCTAGTACCACACAACCTACAATACTTAGGAATATCTCCATCTATCACAAAACCTGTGTTTAACTCTTTACAACTGGGACATACTCCTCTAGCTTTAATTGACGTCTGATTAGCCTTAGACGTCTTTTTAATTTTTAAATTTCTCACACTCCACCCCTCTTTTTAATTTCTAAAATTTGCTATAATCACCACAAGGAGGTGATTAAATGCCTTACTCTCATAAAATTCAAAATCAAATCCCAAAAAAGTGTTATGAAAATTACCTGAAAAGTGGGATTTCATCAGGTGAATTTATTTTTGGATTCGATAACAACATCAGGCAAGACTGGTTTGATACATTAGACGAAACGTATTCAAACTCATATATAAAACCTGGTTACAAAGCCTTAGGTATGAGTAGACTAACATTAACCGAACTTGGACTTAACCTTGCAAAAGAATCTTTTGAATAGAATTCTTATGTCAAAAACAATGGATTTTGCAATATTTTTAATTATGAAATCCATTATTTGCTCTTGACTAAATTTCACAGGAACACTCTCTCCATTAATTCTTTTAAACACATCTACAAATTCAATTGATAGATCCTTCTTCTTAACATAAATGTGATAGATTTCATCATTTATATAAAGCCTGACTCCTTTGATACTATAATCAGTATTAAATAACCTCATCACTATCCCCTTTTTAAATTTAACAACATAACATTGTTTTTTATTTTGATTTACAATATTATCTTGTATTTTATTTTAAAAAAATAGTATCAATAGAACTTTCAAAGATATCGGCTATTTTTTGAGCTAATTTAATGCTCGGTGTTGAGTACCCATTTTCATAATTACTCATCATTTGTTGTGTTATTCCAATTTTATCAGCCAGTTCTTTTTGAGTTATATTTTTTTCCACTCTAAACTTCTTTATATTATTCATTTACTCACTTCCTTATACAAGTTTTCTTTGTTTAATTTGATTATATACAATTATATATTGTAATCTAAGGCTTATTTTATAAAAATACAAGTTTAAATTGTAGACAAATACAATTATTATTTGTAATATATATGTAAAAGAGGTGCGGTTATGAAGGATAATAAATTAGCGAATAGATTGAGAGAATTAAGAAAATCTAATAAATTATCTCAAAGTGATATGGCTGAGAGATTAAATATATCTACAAGTGCATATGGTTATTATGAACAAGGTAAAAGTGATCTTTCTTCTGAAACAATTAACAAGATTGCTGATATGTTTAACGTAACCACAGACTACTTATTAGGCCGTTCATCCAACCCTCAACATTCAGAAAACCCTAAATCTAAAGCTGCAGAACTAGAAGAAGAATTTCCAGAAGGCATATCTGTACTATATAGAGCAAATGAAAATCTCACACCAGAACAAAAAGAAATGATGCTTAGAATGATTAAAGCATCGTTTTTTGAAAATGAAGAAAAATAAATAAAGGTGATAATGAATGGTGGATTACAAAGACATAAACAATAAAAATGAATATATCCATTATAGAGATAATCAAATTTATAAATTGGAAAAGCTTGGTAAAGAATGGACAGAATCAAAATATAAACAAGCTGTTTTGTTATCTTATTGGTATGAAACATATGAAAAATTATTAAGAAAAGAAGAAAACTTTAAAAAGCAAAAAAAGTACTTCAAATATAAAAGAGGTCAAATTCTTTTTGTTAATTTTGGTTATAGAATTGGTCATGAATTAGGAGGTAATCATTATTGTGTAGTTGTTTCAAATAATGATTCTATTAACTCAGGCAATATAACCGTTGTTCCTCTTAGATCCTTTAAAAATAAAATTAATGAAAGATTTCAAGTAAATTTAGAAAATTCATTGCAAATGTCAATAGTATACAACTTAAAGAAAACAATATCCAATCTTAAAGAATACGGAGAAACTAACAAAACTATTGTCAACACTTTAGAATATATTTCTAATATTGAGAATGAAGACTTAATTTTAGATTCTTTTGACAACCTGCTGGAAGAATGTTCAGATAACTATAAACTTGTAAATTTGATTAACAATGCGAAAGAGTATTTTTTTAATAAAAATATAGATGAGCTAAGCAAATCCTTTAAGAATATTAAAGCTTATATTGAAAAAAGGATTGAAAAAACCGAAAAAGAAATACCCTTAATGCAAAATAAATTGAAAAAAGCATTAGAATTAAACAAAGAATCTGTTGCTGATATCAACCAAATAACAACAATAAGTAAACTGAGAATTCTCAATCCACGAAGAAAAGAAGATACTCTATCTAATGTAACATTAGATTCTAAATATATGGATCAAATAAACAACAAAATAAAAGAACTGTTTGTTTTTGACAAAAAATAACTTCTCTTGTATAATATAGGCATACAAGTCCTATAGGGACATAGTTGTGGAAACACAACCTATTAGATTTTGCGTTTTAGACGCATGGAGATACTTGAGAAATTGAGTATCTCCTTTTTTTATTATTGTTAATATAAGGGACAAAGTCCCTATATATTTTTTAAAACTAAAAGAACATAGGTTTTTATGAGGTCTTTATGAATACATTAGAATATAACTTAAAATATGCCGTCAGTATGGCTAACTATATACATGGAAAAATTAAATACGAAGAGCAATTAATACCTATAGACTTAGAAGACATTTTAAAATATAGACAAGATATAACTGTAGTTAAACAAGATCTTTTAGGACTAGATGGCTTTAGCATGCATGATAGGGATAGTAAAAAATATGTTGTAGCTATTGATAATGTTAACTTTGATCTAACTAGACAAAGATTTACACTCGCCCATGAACTAGGACACGTCTTTTTAAAACACCATACAAAAAATAAAAATCTAAATGCTTACATTAAGGAAAAGTCGGCTGATGCTTTTGCTGGAGAACTGCTTATGCCAAAGGACATTATGTATAAAACGGCTAAGTTTCTAGCTAACTATATATTAAATGCTTATGAGATTAGTTATACAGCTTATGAAATGAGAAGAAGATTTTTAAATAAAATGTATGATTTTGATAATGTAATTGAAAACGAAAAAATATTAACTTTTGAAGATGTGATTGAATATACAAAACACTCTTCACTTTTAAATAAATATAATTTAGAAAAGGTTTGATGAATATAAAAAGGAGAAATCTATGATAAAAGAAATAGAAAATAATACTATACAAATTACATTAGAATTTTATAACGTGATAATTAAAGTATCTGAACAAAGAGATCTAAAAAATTTTAATTTGTCAGTTGAAGAATCCATCGAAAAATACTTTACTAACCTTAAGAATGAGTGTAAAAAATATGCAGAAAATTCTTCAGCAATAAACATTGAAGATAGCGGTACATTTATTGAATTGCTTCCTACAGAAGAAAATATTATTTTTGGAATAATAGGAAAGTCTTCTGAAATAAAAGAAGGTGTTTTAAAAAGAATAAAAAACTCCAACGGTAAAGAAATTAATCAAACTGACCTTAATATTGAAAACTATAAATATTTTTTATTCGATATTGAGACATCAAAAGTTGTTGTTATGGTGAATTCAAATTATTCTGCATTTCAACAACCTTTTACAAAATTTCTAGAAAGTTTCAATTCTTCTTATTCCACTGTTATTAAAGTTGAAAGAGAAATCGACAATGATATTGGAAATAAAATTAATAGAATGACTAGTGTATTAGAAACCGAAATGGAATTTGCAAAAAACTCTCAACTGACAGATTCGATATTAAGTTTTGAAGATGATTTTGGATTTTCTAATGATGATCTTACAAAAATTAAAATAAATCTTCAGGTTAGTAATGAGGCATCAGTTAGTAAGTTCAAAAAATTCATTAATGATAAGCTAAAAATTGGAAATAATTTTAAAAACTTCAAAGTTACTACAAAAGACGAAAAGGATGAAACAGAAGTAATCGATTTAATTAAAAGATATTTAACTAAAAAAGTGACTATAGAACTAAAATCAGAGTATCTAAAAGATAGTGCTAAAATATATTTTAAAGAAATAAAAAAAGCTCTGTCAAAGAGCTTAATTAACTAGACTTATAAGAATATTTTAGTATCTGATAAAACTGATAGACACTAGTTACAGTTTCTGATATTCCAAAAATAAAAATATAAGTTATTAAACTAAAATATTCTGTGAATAATCCTAAGATCATTGCTGAAATCAAAAAGATAATTCCAAGTAGAAGTGTTTTAAAGACGATATTAATGGTCTTATTAAATTTTAATAGTTCAATAAATTTATTATTAGGTAATGACATTAAAATTCCATATGTTGTAAATAAAAAACCTGCCATTATCCCACTTAAATTAATTATATTATCAAGAAAATTTTGAGTACCAGATATATTAATTACATTAATTTTATTTAGGATTTTAAAAGCAAATATTCCAATTAAAGGATTTATTAAATATATATATTTTCTTGATAGTTCTAGTAACCTTTGTTTGGAATTATATATTTTAATATTTTTATTCATAGTCTCACCTATCCTTTGAACTATAAAAATATATATTTGTTTCTAAATTATATATACCAATTTAAAATAAATCAATTTAAAAAAGTAAAATTAATTGTAACTTTAATCAAAAAATATCATAAATAAAAAGCCCCGCCTTGCTCCAACAAGAACGGGACTAATAAGATCATATGTTATGACCCAAAATTCATATTTATTATAACATATGACCTGCCTTTTTAAAAATAAAGGAGGTTATTTTTTATGGCAAATTATGGCTTTGGTAGTTTAACTTATACTATGAGAAATAATAAAAAATATTGGACAGGTAGAGTCTATGTAGGAGAAGATTTAGAAGGTAATCAAATAAGAAAATCATTTTCAGGATATAACAAATCTAAAGTTATTGAAAAAATGAAAAAAGCTCAAGTTTCTACAAACATTTCAGGCATTTATAATAGTGGAAATGAAACATTAGGTCAATTTTTATCTAATTGGTTATTTAATATAAAAATCAAAGAAGTAAAATCTACAACCTTAAATAGATATGATCAACTTCTAAGACTTTATATTTTAAAATATCCATTTTCAAAAGTAAAAATTAAAGACATAACTATATTAAATTTACAAATTTTCATAAATAAAATATCTGAAAATACTAACTCCATGAACATAACAAGAGACGTATTAAGTTTAATAAAAATGTGTCTAACATACTCAATCACTCTAGGAATGTTAGATAATAACCCTGCTGAATATATTAAAATACCTAAAATAGAAAACCAGTAAGTTCAAACAAATATAGGATTTTTTCACAAGAAGAACAAGATAAAGTAATAGTTTATTTAGATTTTGAAAACGTAGTGGATCAAATGATTTTTTTAGATTTTTTCACAGGACTTAGAAGAAATGAGATAAGAGCTTTGCAATGGGGAGCTTTTAAAGATGGCTTTTTAGAAATTAATAAACAACTTGGAAGAGAATATACTTTTGAGAATAATAAATCAAAAGTATATAGCAATAAACTACGTTCCTTAAAAACTGAAAGCTCTCTTAGATCCTTACCTCTTCCTTTGGTTGCAATAAATCTATTAAATAAAATTAAAGTTGAGTCCGCTAAAAAATATTTTAGACTTGGTTTAAAATTTAATGATGATAGTTTCATATTCACAGATGATTTATGCAAACCTATTGAAGAAAAACGAGCAAACAGAAGACTTAAATCAATATGTAAAAAATTAGAAATAGATCCTTTCACTCAATAA